TCCACCTAATGTAATACAGGATATTGATCAATTAGTGAGAGGAGAACCTATTACACATAATCCTTTACGACCTATCACATATTACAATAATGATATGCAGTTAGTATGTAAGACAGGTAATTGTTCAAACAATGTATATCATTCCAAAGGAGTGTTTACTCCAAAAACGGTCGAAGTTAAAGGACTCGAACAAGGAACTGATTCCCAAGCAACTTGGAATTTTGGACCTGGGGGATTTTCACAAGCTACCGCAAGTCAAGTAAGTTCTGCTTCAAGTGCATTAGATAAAATGTTACCAGGATTTGAAAGACATCCTATTAGTTCAGATATTGGTTCAATTGTTTCCCCTTCAATGGCTGGAGGTGGTTCAGATTGGATAAGTACGCACAATTCTCGAGGAGCTGTTAATTCACCAGGAATGAATGAACAACAATTTAGAACTTTTACTACCACCGCAGATTATGTATCTAATAAAACTTTAGCAAAAGGAGCAGGTGATCATTTTAATAACTGTACTAAAAATAATCATATTAACTTATATAATGAAACTCCACATGAGGGATCACCTATGGGATCTAATGTGGGAAAATATGGTGGATCTAGAAAAAAGAAAAGTAGAAGAACAAAGAAAAAATACTAAAATACTAAAATACTAAAATACTAAAAATACTAAAATACTAAAATACTAAAAAAATAATTAATAAATATTTTTTTAATACTATATTTCTCTTAAATTATATGTTGAGATCCATTGTCCATTAAATAAACATTCGCATTCTTTCCAAGAGTTATTTTCTGAACATCTATTTGGTTTAGATGATTGATAATGTAATTTTGTAATTTTATACATACTAGAATAACTTTCATTGTTATAGATAAATGATTTATTGATTTTATCATATATAAACAACCATATATCATTTATACCAATTTTGTGTCTAATTTTATGATTATGTGTGAAACATTTTGATGGATCTCGGCACCCTATTAATTTAATATCATCGATTTCTTCTGAATCGTCTTCATCATTATCTTTAATTCCTATTTCTTTTATAGTATAATATTCTCCATCCAATAATTCAAAATAAGCCTTAATTACATCAATCTCCAATTCAAAAAACTCTCTGTTAGGATTACATCTATAATTATGATGCTCTAATATTGAATGAATTAATTTTTCCTTTTCATTTACATTAATTACTTTTTTACATATTTCTATTTTAAATGGAAATGGTGTACTTGTATTATATAAATTTTTAATTCTAATTATAGGATCCTTGTTTGTTTTTCCTATTTTATAAATACCAGGCATGCCTTGATTTGATAAACAATATATATAACCTGAATTATCATCTGTCATGTACATTAATAAAGAATATATTATGCTCCTTAAATTTAAATTTACGTAATAATTAAAAGTATAGATAAATTATTTTAAGTAATGGGTTAATATTTGATTTTTTTATATAGTCTTTTGTTTTTTGTGATTTTGGCTGAATTTTTTTTTTTATTTTTTTTTTTAAGAGAGAGTTTGTATTTTTGTTACTAAATACTTTTACATTACTTTCTTTAAGCACAATATAAGTATTATTATTTAACATTATATAAATAATAGAAACATATTTAAATTAAGTAATGAAAAATTTTATATTAAATTTTTTTTATGGAATGTATTTTAGTTTTACTTCCATAATTTATTTTAAAAGTATAGTAGTTGATCTTAAATTTTTTAAAATTTATTCTAAAATTGTTTTAACAAATTTAATTTTTCTTAGTTTTTTATCCATATTTTTTGAAAAATGTAATAGTTATTTACTTTATATTACTAATGATACTTATTTTATTTTTCTTATTTACATTTTTAATTTGATAAACTTCATAATTATGTATATTTTAATTTATCCTTTTACATATATTTGGTCATTAGATGGTTTTGGTAATTTATTTAATACAATATTAACAAATGATAATAAAATACAATCATATGAAAAAATTAATGAAAAAATTTATTTTGTTGTTTTGGGAATAATATTATATAATATTAGTTATTTTATTTATTTCATACCTGTTATTGGAAATTTTTTAGGCATAATCTATTTATCTTATTGTTATAGTTTTTTTTGTTTAGATTATGGAGCACAATTTAATTCTATAGATAATTACGATAAGTTGATTGTATTAGAAAATGATCCAATTTTCTTTCTTGGGTTTGGTATTCCATATGGCTTATTCGCTAATTATCTAAATCAATTTCATTTTTCAACTGTTTTTTCTATATTTTTTCCATTATCGGTAATAAGTTTATCGAAAAATTATCATTTCAAGAAAAAAATAAAAAATACACCCAGTATAATATTTTACATACCAGTGTTAATTCTGAAATGTTTATTGTTATGTTTATCTAATATCCTAAATTTTAAATATAATATAACAAATTATCCTGTAGAAATGGGAAATAAAGAATCTTCAAACAAATATAAATCATCACCTGAATCAGAATCATCGCCTGAATCTGATTCATCACCCAAATATGAATCATCATCAATTATATCTGAATCATTTTCTAATAAATCTAAGTTAAAATAATATTCTTCATTATCACCCAATCTTAATTCTCCAATATTATTATTTTGGATATTATATTTTTTATAATATAAACAATACATAACAATAAACATTTCAAATAAAAAACTAAAAATATATGATATTATATTAGTGAAATTTTGTTTTTCAAATACACATTGGTATATTACTACTAATATACATCCTATAGAATGTATTCCTACACTCCATAATGATAGGGATCCTTCTTTTTTTTCTGTAATAGTAGTCATAATTTGTGGCAACCACATAATAATACTTAATATACTGGCAAATACATTGAAAAACAAAGATATTTGAGATATATTATAATTATTAATTATTATAAAAAAAAATAACATAAAAAATAAAACATAACTAATATGAATAGTTATAAATATTATTTTAGAAATATTTTGATTAAATTTATAGTATAGTAGATAAATTATTTCATAACAAATCCAGGGAGAAAAAAACTGAATTATAGGTAATAAATCTGAAATACATTGGTATCCATTACAATTTTTTAATAAATTTTTTATATTTAATCCTAAAATCCCTAATAAATTAAAATAACTACTCAATGTTCCAAATATAACCATTGTTAAATTTAAACCTTTTGTATTTTTAAATTTATATAATTTATAAATTTGGAAATAATATGATAGTAAACCACCTATTATTAAAAATGATCCTAAAATATTACCTATAATTGACATAGTTCTAACTTTAAATTTAAATTTAAATTTAAGTAGTTGTAAATCACTTCGTTACTACTTTTATAGATTTTAATAATGATATTATAATATAGAGTGTTTTATACTGTCGTAATTTAATAGGTTCTCTATTAGTAATGCCTGTAGTTTCAATTAACACATATTTTTTTTTTGAATATGTATTTTGTATATAAAATCTTAAACTATTTTTTGGTATATATTTTTTGGTATTAAATATAATTTTTTTATTGATATTTTTATTCAGATTTTTCAATATTTTTTTAAAAATTTTATTATCCATATTTAGAAGACTTATTGTACTTCCTATGGATTTTTTATCATCTATATGATAATTGTATCCTTCATGATTATCGATGATGATATCTGCTCTCCTAATATACTTATCTAATATCTTATTAATATAAAACATATTTGGATAATTTCTATTTATATCATATTTATGAAAAAAATGATAGTTATATCTATTATTAGTGTAAAATCCTAATTTATTGATCATTGGAATAACTGTTATTTCATAATCAGAATTTATACTCTCCTGTCTAAGATAATGAATTAATTTATATAATGATAATATACTTGAGGGTTCATTACCATGAGTTCCGCCTAATATTAAAATTTTTTTTGATGTTAATGATTTTTTACCAAAATGGTATATTTCTAAATGTTTATTAAAAATGTAAGTAATTATAGATGTTAATAGTAAAAAGATATATATATAAATTATCATATTATATACGTATATTTATTTGTATAAGTTTCGCTGATTCATATCGTAATTAGAATATTTTTTTTTAGAAATTCTTGTACTAGATGAAAAATTTCTATATATGTTTAATGGAATTATATCATTTTGGAACTCTTTTTTTTCATTACTCTTCTTAGTATTTAGTATATTGGTTCTTACCTCATGTTTATTACTATTGATATAATTATCTAACATTGGATTTATCCCTAATACCGCTCTTTGTGGTCTTAAAAAACTATGATTATTAATAATAGTACTGTTTTTATTATCTTTTTTTAAATTATTTTGCGCACATTCTAAATATGGTAAATTCGCATTTTTATGAAATTGGTTAAAGATTAATAAATCTCTATTAATCTTTTGATTGTTTTCTAATTCTTTGTTAGAAACTGGTATAGAATTTCTATTATTCATTATCATAATAATAGAAATTTATATTGATAATTAACGGTATATGAAATAATTATTCATTTTAAAATTAGCATATATATTAAGTATTTAAAGACCGATTAAATTTAACATATAACTAACATGGGGAGTAATTGTATAAACGTTATTATAACATTTTAAGTATATAAATACAATTTAATACTTTAAATTAATGTTATTATGGTAATAAAAATAAATATAGAAAGAAAATTCCATAATAAAAATTGGATAGAACCTATTACTTTAAAAACTCCTTCCATTAAATATAAATTTTATTACTATTGGACAGGTCTAATTAACAACGAATACCATAAATATAATTATTTAGAATTTAAGTCAAATATTGAAGTTTTAAAGGAACGAAGTATAGCTATTCAATCGGATTTATTTAGACTAATTCAAGAAAAAGAACGTTCTAAATCAGAAAATATTATTAAACATTGTTTGGATGATGATATTATCAATATGTTCCAAGAAATTGAAAAAATTTTATTAAAATATTATAAATTAATCTGCTGTTCAAGGGCGCCTATTATACATTTTATAAATTCGTATTTCGCAATTAGAAATAACGTATTATTTGATGATAATACTATTTTAAATCTTTCTATTGAAAATAAATTAGATAAAACCACCTCAATTATTATGGAATTGGATGTAATTTCTGAATTTATAAAATCTAGTGTAGATATCAATGATCAATTAATGTTTAAAGTTTTTCTATTGTTTATAAATGTTATATCTCTTATTGGTCAATATTATTGGTTTGGAAATTTAAAAAAAATATATTGTGAATAATGTATTGAGAATAATGTATTGAGAATAATGTATTGAGAATAATATAAATTCAATATTTTAATTATCTAAATATAATATATAATGAAATTATTATTTATATTATTATTTTCTATTATACTTTTCAATATATTTAGTAAAAAGGAGTCTTTTCAAAATTTTTATTTAGCACAACCAACTAAATGTTTTGATTGTGAGAAGCAATTACCTCATCCAATTAAATATTTAGGAGGACCAACTAAATGCTTTTCATGTGAACGTGACATAGCAAGAAGATACGGTATTCAATATTCTGACTTAGGACAATCTTCAAAATGCTTTGATTGTGAAGCACAAATGGGTAGAAACCTACTTAGATAAAATTAGATGATATATTTTAAAATATTATATGTAATCTAATTTATATTATTTATTTTTATTTTGGTAACTATTTCTAAAATTTCCTGTAATATATCATTTTCTGTTACTGATTCAGGATATAATTTATGACATATGATATCATGATTATAACATTCATTAATTAATTCTAAACATAAGTCCTCTGAAATAAATAATTTTACTAAATCATTATGATTTAATCTTATATCATTATCTTTTTCTACAGTTTTCCAATACTTCATAAAATGATAATAGATATTGGTTTTGAACTTTTTATAAATAAATTTATCAATTTTATTTAATATATTTTCAATTTTAATTTGTGATATTTTTCTTTGATCTAATAAAATTTCTTTTTTTATTTTCTCTTGACTAGATCTTACAATTGTAGTTATTACGTTAATATTATCATCTTTATCCATTAATTTTTTTTTTATTTTATTAAAAAGTTTTTTATTAAAACAATATTGTATCTTTCTTAGAAAGGAAAGTATATAATTTTTTTTTTGTTTATTTTTTGTTTCATTTTCTAAAAGCTTTACTCTTATGAAATATTCACTAATAACCGCAATAAACATATTCATCATAACAAATACTACCATAAAAATATAGGTTGTTATAAAAACAGGTGTAAAATATGAATTAACTTTTAGTAATTCTGAATAGTTAATTTCACCTATAGATAATCTTAAAACTGTAGAAATTGAACTAATTAAACTATGGTATTCTTTCATATTACTCCCATATATTAAATGCCCAGTTATGGAAAATCCCATAATGATAAGCATAAATACAATAAACATTGATGCTATATCCCAAAAAGCTTTTTTCAAAGTTACCCATAATATATTTAATCGATGACTAAGTTGTAAATATTTAAATATTTTTAAAAAACCTATAAAAGCATTAAATGCTGAAAAGACCGCTATAGTATAGTATTTTTGAGCTAAGTCAAATAAATCAATATATTTATTATGTTGTAATAAAATTTTCTGATCATCTATTATATTAAAATCTTGTAGCCAATTTACATAAGCTACAATTGTAATCATATGCATAATTAAATTAATTATATCGATAATATTCCAAAAATCAAGTATATACTGGCATAAATTATTTGATAATTTTATATCTATTATTTCTTCCCAAATATAGTATAAAATAAATAATAAGTAAAAAATTTGCCCAGAAAACATAAATCTACCCATTAAAGTTTTATAAATAGTATATGGCATAGTATAAAACCGAAGTAGTAAATCTATCCTACCATTTTCAGTTAGTTCAAATAATATTCTAATAACATTAATTAAATTAGTATTTGGATTATATATATTTAGGTTTATACTTATAGTTCTTGTCTGATAGTCTATCCATAAATTATCTTTTATTTCGTTAATTTTCTTTAACGCCTCTATTTTATTTAAAGGTAGAATTATTTGATATCCACCATTACCATAATCATATCCAAATCCAGAAATTCCATACATATTTGACATATTATTGTAAAATTTATACGTATGGTTTGATAATTTCCAAATATTTTTTTCTTCATTGTTTTTCGAATACTCATATGAACAATGGTATTTTTCATTCAAAATATATGAGGGACATTCCTTTATTTTTACCCTATTTTGTCTTATTTGTATTTGATTAATAATTTTATTAAAGCCTCCTAATAGAAATGAATTATTTTTTGGTAAATCATTATAATATTCATTCGAATAGACGTTTTCAAAAAATGGGCCTTCTATCCATTCTAATAATTCTTCATGAGTTTTGACATCATAGGCATTTTTTTCAATCATTGGTCCTGATAAACTATTAATAGATGGGTCAAAATTGTAAGGAAATTCTTCCCAAATTAATAACTCTTTTAATACATCATTTTGTTCAAAACTTTTATGAATATCTATCATTTGAAAATTAATCATACAAAAAATAAAAAGAAAAAATAAATAAATTGCTAAATTATAATATAATTTATTTTTTTTTAACTTTAAAATAGTATGAAATAATTTATCAGCAGGAATATATAATTTTTTTTTAGATTTTTTATTGACCTCTGTGTTTTTATTTATTGATAGTTTGATATCATCATTTAAAATATTTTCAGAAGTATTCTTATTAGAAATATTATTAGTAGAAATCTCACTTATTTCTATTTCTATATTAGAATTTATTTTTTTTTTCATGATAATTAATTAAAACTATCATAAAGAATTTTTAAGTAAATGATTATTTATTTATTTAAATTCCAATTTGTTTTCCCGTTTTTATCGATAAAACCAATATTTTCCCCAACTTCATCATTATCTAATTTTTCGTAAATTAATTTCGGATTAGATTCGGATATAAAATAAGTTTTACCATCAAGTACGTCCTCGTATAATACTTCTTCTTCCTCGTCTTCGGAAGATATAATAACTTCATCTAAAGATAATAAATTATTCTCATTTGATTCTGTTTCTTTTCCTGTTTCTTTGCCTGTTTCTTTGCCTGTTTCTGTTTCCTTTAGATCTTTTTTTTTAATATCATTTGATTTTTCTATGGGAACACTGTCTGTTTTAATCCAAAATCTATTATTATGATTACGCTCATCTTTATATATTTGATAGCCTTTTGCTAATAGTTCTATAGGTATTATTGACTTTGACTCATTATATGTGTCAAATATAGTATTTTCCAAGTTATAAATTTCTTTTGATAATTTTTCCCAATCATTTTGTATATTAATTTTTTTAGATTTTTCATCTATTTTAGATTTTTCATTAGTTTTTTTTGTAAATTCACTAACTGTTTGTTTATATTTATTTAATTGTTTTTCTAATCTAGCAATTTTTTTGTCTCTTTCTTTGATTTGTTTACTCATAGCAGACATTATTGATACTTTTTTAAAGTCTTCAATTTCTGATTCTTTTTTGAAAATTTCAATCTCTTGTTTATTTAATTCTTCTTTTTGGGTGGAAATATTTTTATTTTGATTAGAAATATCTTCATAACTATAACATAATTTTTCCAAAATAGTTTTAAAATTAATTTCTAGTTCTTTTAAATGTTGATTCATTAGATTTGATATACTATATATTTGTTCCTTTAAATATTTAAAATCTATTGTTCTATTTAGGTAGCAATGATTTAGAAAATGAGTTTAGTTGTTTTAATAATGGGTTCATCTTTTCAATTATTTCAACTTGGAATTCATTATTAGTTATTTTATCCATATCAGGTATATTTTTCCTTAAAGGCTCTTGTAAATCAATACTTAATTGAAAAGGATTTAATATATAAAATGATGGATCGTCTTTTACTTTTTTAATTATTGGCATAATATCTTTTAATAAATTTTTAATGTGCTTATCGGGCATTTTTTTTAAAATAGGTATATTATTTTTAATAGGTGCTATTAATTCATAATATAATAGATCAGAATCATCTACATATTTATCAAAATTATTGATAACTTTTTTTATTTTAGGCAAATTGTTATGTATTTGTCGTGATAAATCTTTTAATGGAACATCTTTTAGAAATTTTAATTTAGATTTATTTGGAATCAATACATTATCTAATATAGGTAGAGCTACATCTTCTAATAATACATCAGGTTTAGTTAAATTAAAAGGATTATTTTTGATACCATCTAATATAGTAAGATAGGTTTCAGATGATTCTGAAATTATAGATATAGTATTATTAATCATTTCTATATCAGACATTATTTTCTCGGAACCTGAATTTATTTTATTTAACCATTTATTGGCTGTCACTAAATTAGTTATAAAAGCATCCATAAAAGATGTCATATTTGGAATAACCTCCAACGCAGAAACATATGCAAGTCCCCATTGTTTACGTGAAATATTAATATATAAACCTAATATATCCGATCCATTTTCAACAAAATATTCGATAGGGCCTTCCGCAAAATTTAAAGGTAAAGCTACAGCACTTGCTGCAGTACCATAACCAGGAACGGCTTGAGCCAGATCTAAACCAATATCCATCATTAATGGGATAAAAGGAGCAGCGAATTCAAAAAATAAATCACTATTATCAATGATAACACCCATTATATCCAATTGGGATTCGACAAAGATTCCCATTCCTGGTAAATTTTCAAGAGACCATAATGGGAAAAAAATCCAATTAAAAATACTCTCTATTCCAGCTTTATTATTTTTAACACTATTTTTAAATCCTTCAAAAGGTATACTATCTATAAGTTTTTCATAGCTTTGGTGGAAATGATCAATCCACTCTATCATTTTAGTATCAGCTATATTCATTTGTTGAAAATTTTTAGCATATTTTGGATGATCTAAAATAGGCTTACCTCCTGATTGATTTAAATTACCTTTACTATTATTTTTATCTTTATTTTTTAAAGTATTTTTTTGTAATTGATAAATTTTTTCATATAAACTGGTTATTTTAGGTCCATAGTGTAATAACACTAATTTAGCTTCTTCTTTAGTTAATATATTATTACCTTCGGGATCTTTTAAATTAGCCAATTTTAATATTTTAATTTTTTGATGAGATTTAGAAGTATATATTAGGTATAATTGATAAACTAAAATATTAAAAT